CTTTTCTGAACTCTTTAATTTCTTCACCAGTTACAGGAGAAACATAAGAAAGTTTATTACCTACTTTAGTAAGTATTTCTTTTGCTTCTAACATTTCTACCATACCACTGTAAGGGTCCATTCCTGTTTCATATGGAATCTTGATCTGCACACCTTCAAAAGGTTTGCTGTATCTTGACTTCATAACTTTACAAGCGGCTCTTATACCTTGCACAGAAGATACTTTGTTTCCGTCTGCATCTTCTTTTAGTTTTAGTTTTTTAATTGCAACTACAATACTTGATGCATAGATAAAGCCTTGACCACCTGAGATCTTGTCGTCTGGGTCAAACATATCTTGTGATGCATATGTATGGTTAGTTGCTACAATACCAATTGGAAATGGTGCAATTTGGTTAACTGTGTTTCTAACTAAAGACGCCAATGCCTTTGGTTTTCTACCCATATCACCTTTCATATCACCTTTTTCAAATTGTGTTACGTCAGTAGGAGTTAATAACATTCCTAAACTATCTATAACAAATAACAATTTAGGCATTTCCTCGTAAGGAAGATCACCATAGTTATTTTTATAATCTTTCATAAATTCACTTATTGCTTTAGCAACATCGTCAATCATTGAAACACTAATTTTTAATAGTTTTTCTGGTGATGTATCAACATCTAATGCCTGCAACCATTGTTCATCTAATGCGTTCTCAGAGTCAAACAATACTACTTGACATCCTTGATCTTGTGCATTTTTTACAATGTTTCCAGAACATATGAACGATTTACCAGAACCTGATTCACCAGCAAACACACTAACTTTACCTAGTGGGATACCTCCATTGAAGTCTCCACTTATTAGGTAGTCTAATGTTTTGTTACCAGTGCTGATCCAATCCTTTGGGTCATGGAATCCTGCACTAATACCAGATATGCTTTTAGTCAATCCAGTTCTGAACTTTGTTAAGTCAAATGGTTTTTGCATGATTTCTCCTTACGACTGTCTGTTTCTGATCATGTTAAGAATATCATCTGCTGATTTCTTACCAGTATCTTCTGCTGGAGTACTTGCAACTGGCTCAGCCGCTGGTGCTGGAGCAGGAGTTTCTACTGCTGGTGCAGTTGTTTCTGCTACTGCTGGTGCAGGTGCTGTTACAGGAGCCACACTCTCTGTTGCAGGTTGTGATACTGCTGGAGTAGTTTGTGCTGGTGCAACTGTTGCCTGTGTTTTTGTACCAACATCGAGTCCATAGGGTTTGAAAAAGTTACCCCATTTTGCAGGGTCATATAACTCTCCATCTACTGATGCTTGGAACATTTCTGCTATTGCTTGTACGCCTTCTGCTGTTGGTTTAGCAGGAAGGAAGTCATTGAGATCAAATAAACCATGTGTATCAATTGCCGCTAAGTTTTCTTCAGTAAGAGCACTTTCTTTTCTTGCCCACTTACTTGTAGAATAGTCTGCATATTGACCTTTGGTTGTTTTTGATAAACGGAAATCTGTACCTGCAACATAATCAGTTGGAAGGTTTTCCATTTCTGGGTCCATCAATGCTGATTTAATAATGTTAAAGATTTGAGGTCCAATTACAAATCGTCTAATTGGATTCTCTGGTGATTCCTCGTTAAGTGGATTTTCATTTACAAAGCCTTGGAAAATATAACTTCTTTTTTTCCAATACTTTCTGCCCATATCTTCTAAAGAAGGATCTTTGAACCAAGGTCTAACTTCGGTTAAGACTGGACATGTTTCACCAAACATTTCCATACAAGGAACTTGTACAGTTGTTGGTTTTTGATCGCCACCTACTACTCCTGGGAATGTAAGTCTGATCATTTGTCGTTCTACCCAAAAGAACGTGTTGTTTGGATCATTGTCAGGTAGGAATCGTAGTACTGTACTACTTCCTTCGTCTATGTTCCAAAATGGGTATATTGCGTTATCGCTTGAGCCGGTATTGTTACCTTTGGAATTGTTTTCCATTGATTGTAACTTTGCTCTTATTTCTGCTAATGAGGCCATGATATTTCTCCTATATTTGCCATGTTCGTAATACCTTCTGTGTTTAGGGTATCACTTGTTTTTTATTATAAAGCCAAGATGTAAAAAAGTCAACACCTTTTTACAACTATTAATAGATTTCCTATTAACAAATTTATTTATCTGGTTAGTGTGTTTTTAGTCTGTAAACTGGTTCAAAAATGCTTCGTATGTTTCTGCAACATCTACAGGTGATGCATTTTTGCTGTTAGAATTAGCACTTAATAAACAACTTTTAATAGTGCCATATTCAAATTGATTTAAGTCACCGCCTGATGAAAGTTTACTACTAATGCTTTGTAAATAGTTAGATAATACAGGATCACTTGCAGAGTAACCTAATTGACTTACTTGATGTCCAAGTCTTGCATGTGGTGATGCAAAGTCAACTAAATCAGACTCTTGTAATTTATCTTTTAATGTTGCAAATGATTCAGATTCTATTGCTGACACAATTTTACTTTCAAAACTTTTCTTTTTGTTTACTAGTGTTTTTAAATTGTCCATTACATTTGAAACTTTATTATCAAAATGTGTTTCAGTAAATTTACTTTCTAAATCAATATCATCTTCTAAAATTTCTACATTATTATAATCTGATATGCTTTCAATAGTATTTGCATAAGTTTTTACACCACTCAATTTTTTAAATGTAGTTCTAATATCATTTATATTCTCAATAGCAAGATCTACATATTCTTGATTGCTTTCGTTAACTAGTTTAGAGTTTTTTACATAACGTACAAATTCTCTCAATTGACGATAATCTTCTGCCATTTTAGAAATTGTTGTACCCTGTTGATCGTAAACTTCACCACCATTATATAAATGTCTTGCCATTGCTCTTGCGGCTTGTAAATTATTTTCTGCCATTTTAAACTTTTCTTCACCACGTTGTATTAATATACTATGTATATTTCTACTTCTAGCACCACGTACTTCTTCGTTTACTGCTTTTTTATGTCGTACTATTAGTTTGATGTTTTCTAATGCTTGGTAACTAGATTTAGTGCTACCAGTCATTTTTCCGTAGTTGGCTTCCATTACTTCTGCCATGTCTCTCTCCGCATTCCTCTTAATATCGATTTGCTCACCTTTTGGTTTTAATTTTTTATCAAATACCTTATAATCAAAATCTAGTAAGTAATCTTGTGCTAGTTCTTTAAGACGTATTCTTATCTCATCTGCATTAATATCTTCACTAGTAGCCATATATACTTCGTCTTTATCTTTATTAACTCTAACTATGATGTTAGGCGAATCAACAGCAAATCTAGAACCTTGACTAGGATCTATTACTAATTCACCATCTTCATTAAAAGATTGTACTGAGTACCCAAAACCTTTTAAAGAATTATAAATTTTTTCTGCTACTGTACTATAACTAATTGGCATTATGATTTCTCCTTACTACTATTTATCATAAGATACCAATCGGTAGCGGACTGTTAGCAGGATCGTCATCATCGTCTTGTGGATTGTATGTTAGACTGCTATTTACAGCATTATAAACATCATCTTCAAAAGTACTTACATATTCTATCATTCTAATTGCAACAACTAATGCCATTACTAAATCATCTGTTTGTCCTGGCTTAGATCTAAATGTATTATGTGTTGCAACAAAATTCTTTAGTTCACTTACTAGTGCTTTACTTTTAATAAAAATTTTATTGCTTTCTACTAATCTTTTTAATTGCAAACAGGCTTCCATTTTATTTTTGTGTGTAGTGTGAAATCCTTTACGTCCTTTCTTACCTTGTATCTTTTTTGGTTCGTGTAAAAAGTCTCCTGGGAATTGATCTTCTCCAGTATCTCTTATAACTACTAAGGCCGCTTCACCTATGGCATTATTTTCTACAGTCCAGTATATAGAAGATTTACATGTTTCTTTTATGTAATACATAATTTCCATCATGACTTTTACTTGGCCTTCTATAGGCGTTTTGTTATGATTCCATTCTGCAACCTGCTTCATGCTAGGTAATTCTAATACTTGTATAGCGGCATTATCTCCGCCTGTTCCTGTGCTTGGGTCTAAGGTTACTATGTATATGCTATCTTGATTAGGTTGACTGTACCAACGAACTTGCCCCATTTTGATTTGAGGGTCAACACCTTTTAATTCTATTAATACAAGTGGGTCTATAAGTGTTTCGTCATATATAATAAATTCGCATTCGTGTTCACGTCTAAAACGTTCTTCTCCAATTCTGCCACGTTCTTCTGTTGCCCAAATTGAATCTCTGTCTGGATGTTCGTCCCATTTTGCAAGTAATGGCTTGAATCCGTTTACACCTACATCCTGTTCATTTCCAAACTCATCAAACAACTTGTTTGCCTGATTCCAAATCATAGCAAAGGTATCTTCATCACTATTCGGTGTTGATGTAATAATACATTTACCGCCTGTTGCTAATGTTGGTGATAGTGATGTCCAGAACTCGCTGGCTATTCTAGGAGGCACAAAAGCAAACTCGTCTAAGTATACTAACGTAAGCGACATACCCCTACCAGTGTTTTCAGTTGTTGTACTTGCTACAATTCTACTACCGTTATCAAAACTTATACTACCTTTGTTGTATTCTGTTACACCGGCTCTAATGTAATCTGGTACACTTTCGTATGCGTATCTAATACGTTGCATAATTTCCTGAGCACCTGCTTGTTTGTGAGCCGCAACCAATATTGTACTATCAGGCCTAAACATAGCATACCACAACAAATATCCTGCCGCCACAGTAGTTTTACCCATCTGTCTGCCCAGCATATTAATACTGTATCTGTAATTATTATAGTTTTCTATTAGGTCTAACTGATAACTGAATGGATCAAAATCCATGCCGCCCTTTGTAGGATGTTGAATTTTAACATGGTTTGTCATAAAGTGCAATGGCCCTGATTCTAGATCAGCACACTTTTTAAAATCTTCTAATGTTTCTGGTGTATAGGCAATTCTACTGTAGCCTTGTTTGACCAGACTGGTATCCGCAGTTCCTCTTGCCATAATAGTTATTTATAAAGATTTAGTTTAAGAAAGAGACTTTTTAAGTTTGTCTTTGAGTACATTAACTAATGTTTCTTTGTCAGTAGTATATGCGGCATCTAAATCTGATATTGGTTGTGCATTAGGTGTTAATACCTTAACTTCAGGTTCGTCATCAGCACATGTATCGCATTCTTCATCACCATGATCATGTCCTGGACAGTCGCATTCTGAACCAGGCTTACCACAATCATCGCATACTTCTTCTGCGTCTGTTTCTTCTGGATTCATGTCTTTTGGCAACGTAAGTCCTGCAAGTTTTAAAACTCTTGCAAGTTCTTGCATGTCATCACCACTTGCTTCAATACTTACTGAGCCTTTGTCAGTATTTTTGTGTTGTTT